GGTATAGGTACAAATTTCTGCCCCGCTTTCAAGGGAATGAGCATCCCGTAACCCCATATATTCACACCCCTCAAATTTGTGCCAGTAGCGTTTTCTAAAGCCATAGGGGTTTCAAATTGCTGTCTATTCAAGGTTGCCCATATCGAGGCGAACTCATTCATGTCTTTGATTGTTTGTCTAACGGGGGCATAAATATCCTCGCCGTGATATTTAAGGTCAGTACTGGAATCACCAGAAGTTGTAATTTCATAAGGTACAAGTGGTCGGGGAACTACTTCAACGGGGCAAAAGCCAAAGTTATGTTCATAAGTATACAATGGTTCTCCAAAAGCCTGATTAAGGGCTGGCGCAAGGAAGATTTTATATGTATTTTCATCCCACCTGCAAACGATGTCCACCACCTTTTGGGCGCCTTTTAGGGAGATTTTGTATTTTTCTTCGCATTGCGCTTTATCCATCCTGAGTAAATTGGCTGCCCATTTTTGACCCCTTGCTCCCCTATGCCAGTAAAGCCATCTGGTATCTAGGGGCATGGCTACGGGTAAATAAGTTTCCTTTTTGTCATCATAGTAAATCAATGGCAGGACACCAATCCAGCCTCGGAAGGATGATTGAAAATTAAAACAAGTATCCAGCGATTCAATTCCCTGTTCAAATAAAGAATCATCGTTAAGGTAAAGCCAGAATTTCAGCGTATCTTCCAATTTATTTTGTACTGAGGGGTCTACCCCAGTAATGTCGAGGGTTTGTTTATCTTCCGCTAGAATAGAAAGAACGGCATCCCCAAAAACCCTGGGGTCATTAAGGATAATTTGCGATGTGTTGGGCATCTCTCCCCCAGTGCTATCGGCAAGAACTGTGTATTTTTCCAGCCGATAAGTTTGCATGGTTTCATCCATGCGTTGATGCAACTGGGCAAATAGATTCATCGCATTGGTATATTCTGTGCTGTTTAAATCGTTCAAATTCTCCAAACCTCCAGATTAAGAGGGGTAGGCTGTACCGTATAGCCGACAGTATTTACTAAGTAATAAATCAACGCTTTGCAAGCGTGGTCGTTTTTATCTTTTGGCTTCAATGTATTCTCATCTCTAAGCCATAAACCGCCACCCTGAACGGGAGATTTACAGCCGCCCATTTCGCTTATAATCCCGTGGCATTTGTGATTAAAGACTAATTTGGGTTTATATAGCGGTGGAGGCGAAAGTAAAAGTGAGCGCATGAGATTTATACCATCTTCAACGGGCACGGATTGACAGGCTAGGTAAATCCCAGCCTTTTCTTGCCATACTGCAACTGGAGCCTCCATAGCTTGATGCTGTTTACCAGCAATGTCTATAGCCCCACTGATAACCTTACCCCACCATAATTTTTGTTTGCATATTTCGATTATTTCCTCAGTCGTATAGCCCTGGAGATAAACCTCATCTATCACGGCTATTTGAGATTCTAATTTTTGTATAGCCAAAACAGCATGTGCGCCAGCATAGCCAGGGTCTACTGCAATCTCGACAGGGTTATCGGGATTAAATTCATATTCGCCGACATGAATCGGGACAGAAAATTCCGCCATTACCAGATTTGCAGGCTTGCAAGGAACCCCAGCGTATCTTTGCTTAAAGAAATCTGGTGGGTTCGAGGCTTCTAATTTTAAAATCTCCTCATCGTTACGCCCGCCTGGGAAGATTTTTATATTACTCCATGTGGGGAGTGAGAAGGATGCCCCATCATCTTCATTGGGGATTTGCCATTTGGTAAAAAAATCGTTATACCATCCAGAATAATCTTCAAATGTTCCCGTCATTATAAGGGATGCACGTTTTTCAGCGATTCTCCCCAAAAGCCATAAATAAATCTCGTATTCTAATTGTGCTGCCTCGCAGACAATTATGAAATTTGGTGCCTGCCCACCCAGGGTCTTGGGGTCGGTGGCAGATTTAGTTTCGATATGGCAACCCGCCTCAGTATCAGCAGTTAAAGACCCCTCCCGATTGGTAGAATAATCCCTTAGAAAACCGAGAGTTTGCAAGTCCTGAATTATATAATCCCACTCCGCCCCTCGTGGGGTAGCGTATGTCGGAGCAACAATCCAACCTAATTTATTACGTGGGTCGGCGGCTTTAAGAATAGCCTCCCTTGCCCCCGTGAGGGATTTTCCCGCTCGCCAGCCGCCAGCCACCAATTTTATTCTCGCCGAACTATCGTGTATCCTGGATTGCTCTGGGGTGGGGAAGTAATTCAACTCCTTGAATATTCTCTCCCGATAATGCCTGAGCGTCATCTTCCTTCCTACCGAGTTCATCTACTAAGTCTTTATACATCTGCCGCGCCTTTTCTTTTGCAGTAGTATGCACGAGTTCATAAGAAGCTTTAGGGTTATATTTCTCGCCGAGGTTGCCGTTAAGCCACATAGCGAGGGCTAAAAATTGATTCTTTTTCAATTCAAGTTGCCCCATAGCGGCTTGGTATAAAAGGCTCTCGGCGTTGTCAACGCAAATCTCATGCGCCGCCTTAAACGCCTCGGCAAAATGGGGGTCTTTCATCCAGTTGCGAAATGTATTCAGGCTGGAAATCCCTATTTGTTGCAGGGCGTGTTGTTTCCCAAAACTTGTCTTATAAACTTCCAAAAACGCAGCCTTATTAGCCGCCGTTTCTTCAATAGTCCTTTTCCCCCGCCTACCCATCACTAAACCTCTTAAATTTCTTATTCGACCGAGCCAATTCCAATGGCATAGGTCTAACAGATAGGTCTAACAGGTCTAACACGGGCTGGTTCTTTAATGGCTTTGTAGCTCTCCGCTTTCTCATATATTCTCGCTGATAATCTGTTTTCGCTTTGCCTTTAAGCATTATCTCCCCGAAAGCCTTTTGGGATTTTAAAATCTGGAGGGATAGGTATCTATATATAGCCTACCCGTGGGGGGCTCTCCCCCCTCCCGCGTGATGCGTGCCCGTTCCCTTTAAATTCCCCACTAAACCATCCCCCCCACTCGTGCGGTGGGGTAGGGATGGGTGGGTACATTATATACAAATGGGTAATTGGGGTTTAGATTGAACGTAAACTGGTTCGCAGAATTGACCATTGTGCGAAGTAATTAGGGCTAGGGGATTCTTTTTGTTGCAGCAATAACTGTCAAATATCCCCCTTTACGTCTTTAGGCGTAGGGCATATCCTGAATGGGGATATGCTACGCAATATCAAGAGACTCTATAAACTCCATGACTTTTGGGGATAGAGGGGAAGCTTTAAAGCATTTTTCGATAAACTCTAATTCCTGGCTGAGTTCTGTAAAGAATTTCAATACCGGTACATACTCCCCGAGCCATCATCGTATCTAATTATTTTCCGCATAGGACTAAACCCCTGATTCTTTATGGTTTATTTCCTTAATGGGTTCTACAGATACTATTCCCCGATTTTGAGGTCGCCCCGCTTTCAGTTTGGGTAGCGCTGCACAACTCTTGGGCGTATTGAAACTCAGCTGCATAGATTCTAATATGCAATCCCTTATCCTGTCAAATCCTATAAAATTTTTGTGAAAAACCCGCCAAAACCCCTTGACAACCTTGCAACAATGTGTTATCATGAGGGTGGAGGCTAAACGAAAGCACCTTAACAACTGAATAGTGGGCGGGTAGGAAAGGAGATAGAGTAATGCCTATCGGATTTTGGGCGATAAGTCGGAATGACTTAAAAGAACTTTGGGAAACCAAAAACGAGCTTTACCCAGCAGAGAAGGTTACCTATACCGAGCATGACCTTGATATGCTAGCTAAAAACTTACCCGAATGCTTAGATGCTGTGGTCGATTTGGAGCTTGGGGTGCAGAGAGAGCACCGCAGAATACAAAATAGGAAACATTAAATAGGAGTTTACCCGCTCACTATTCAGGGGTTAAGAGATAAAATAAAAACAGGAGTGGGGTAGATGAGCATACAGGTTAAATGGGAAGACGCTATATTAAAAACTGAAAACGCCGCCCTATTTCAGCACAAGAAGGATTGGCTAGTATTGGTTAAACGAAATGGTCTTACCGAAGGTATATGGTGGGATACAAAACGAAGTGCTTTGCGGTTCTACGAATCGGTAAAATAACATAAGAGGTAAAGAGATGGCAAGTAAAGCATTTCTAAGATTAGCTGACAATGCAAGGTTCACAGTCAATACCTTTATACCTAATTGCCTATTGTCCAGAAAGGAACAGCCACACACCTATAGCCTAGCCAAAGCTGTAAGTTTCGTTATGACAAGACTACAGAAACACAATATCAAAGGGTATTCTAAAGAGTATGTCAAGCAACTACTACGCAAGGAGTACAAACACTTAATAGGAGGTTAAGGAAATGGAAAAAGATGGCTTTGAAAACTTTGAGTCTTACTATGGAGGGACTGATATAAAGGCACTTAAGGAATATGCTGAGCAGTGTAAAAATGAGCCTGAGAGGCAGGCGATGTTTCTTAGATTAGTTGAATTGAAAGAATCAGGGGTCGTTTATACTCCTTCATATGAAGGCGGAAAGTTACATTATAGTAGGTAATTTCCCTTATACCTCACACAGTTCAGAAGATTCGACCACTTCTGGACTGTAGGGGATTAAGGAAAGGAGAATAAGGGAAATGAAAAGGCAAAGAACTACACCACAGATGACACGAAGATTAGGGGAAAGACTGCCGTTTAATCTTTGGAAATGCAAAAAATGCGGCAGAGAAAACTTACAAAGGTATATAAAGTGTCCTAAATGTGAAACTCAGAAAGAGGAGGAGAGAAATGAACTACACTAAAGGGGAATGGATGGCACAATTAGAATCTGATATACAGGAGATATTAAGACAACTTGTTAAAAACCTTAGTGAAATAAAATCCCGCCCCAATACACCAGATTTCAATAAGGGGCTAGATGCTGTTTGCGATTATGACGAAGCTGTAGAAAAGATATTACAGCGTACCGCAGCGCCAGATATGTATGGGGCATTGAAGGGATTAGTAAGAATGGGTATTTTAGAGGAATTTCCTCGGTACACGGGTAGGCTATATTTGGAGGGCATACAAAACATTCTAGCTAAAGCCGAAGGGAAGGAATAAAGAGAAATGATAACTGTAGACCTACGTTCTAAGACTTTAAAGATAGACCGAGTTAATGAACACCTTGAAATTAAGCACCATCACAGAAATTCGTGTTGGTTACACGCCATAAAAAAACTAATACCGAACGAGCTTTTGACAGTCATATACAGTAAAACCAAGACACAAACATTCAGAAGGGAGAGTTAATTATGCCACGCTATGACAGTCTAAGAAAAGCCAATCCTAAAGAAGTTCTAAGGTTCATTGAAAAACACCCCGATTGGAGTCTAAGGGAAATCGGGGATAGATTCAAAGTATCGGCTTCCACGATTTGTAGAATAAAACAGAAAGGAGGAAGGAAATGAAGGTAATAGCAAGCTGGCTTGACCTCAAAGTTAATCAATATGAAGATGGTAATTTTGAGGCATACGAGGCATTGGGCGATGAGCGTTTTGAATCTGATAACTGGCAAGATATTCAAGATTGGATTGAAAATATACTTGACCAGATAGCCCAAAAAATATAGTTGCGTAGCGCTGCACATCAAGCCCCGTCAGAAATGGCGGGGCTATTTAATATCTTCAGCATATTCCACAAAACCCCGTCTACCCTACTGCCCAATTTTTCCTCGTTCAACATAAAATAACGGATTATGCATTTTTGGCGTGGCGTTAAGCCGAGGTCATGTATCAATTTCCTTAATTTGGGTTCAGTTATCGCCACGCTGATTTTAAGCCAGTTGTCGGGATGAGCTGTATCTAATTTACTTAATGCCATATCCACGTCTGAAATCCAGATAGCTGCCGATTCAAAGGGCGAACGGTGGGATTGCCCCACCCTGGCATTGTTATCCAATGGGATATGCCCCTCTCTCAGGAGCCAGTAATTATCAAGTATGTAAATTAACTGTCGGCGAGAATATCTTTCCACTTCTTTAATTCCTTTTCGGGGTCGAATACTATTAACTTACCAGTGATATGATTCCACCTTCTGCCACAAGCCAAACAGACTGATTCCGACCACGTAATCATGTCCAGTGTTCCTGTGCGGCGGCACACAGGGCACGGCACAAATGGCTCGGTTAGGATTGGAGTTTGCATAACGCCTCCCTTAATTTTTTATCTAAATTCTGCGGATAGCACTTGATTCTGGTTTTATCCCTCAAAACTATTTCATAAGTTGGCGGGGTAAAGTGAACATACCTAATTAAATATCCCCGCTCAATTAAGGTCTTTATGCAGAACCCACATAATTTAAGCCCATCGAAACTGTAAAGCCGTTGCTCTAGGCGGTCTTTGGTTATATCTCCAGATTTAAATATGTCTAATCCTAAACTAAATTTAGAAATTTTATATTTCCCGCCGACCTGAATCCCACAAGCTTGGCATTTAGCCATTATACCCCTAACTCCATAACTTCTTGGCTACATCCTTTGCCATATCTGAAATAGTCCATCAACATAACATTCATAACAAATAGCTATATGGCATTCACCTTTGCCATTGGAATATTTTCCTAACTGTCTATTAACATAGGCGATATTTTCGGGTGTTTTCTGTACATCAGCGAGATTAATATTCACATCTATACCCCTGAATATGCAGTTTTCATCTTTATTATCCATATCTTTGCCACATTTCCAACATTCCATAATTCACTCCTTATTTTCTTGACTACAGCGCCTAGCTGTGATTTTGCGGTGTATCATTTGGTTAAATTTATGAAATTTATCATTACATCCAGTCACACAATGTGGGTCTTCCCCTGGTTTGCCAGGGGGTCTTACATGGTCACGAAATAAATGCGAACAATAAAATTCCTGCCCGTATTCATCATAGAGCCTTTCTGTCATTGACAGATAACACGGTATTCCAATATTTTGTGGGAAGTAATTTCCATTACGATTATGTGTAGTATCAAAAATATGCTTTGAAACAGGGTCTAGTTTTTCAGAAGCAACAAATAATATATCCACATCATTTTTAGTTAATGCCATACCGCCATCGCCCTTGAAAAAGGATGCACTAACTGAGTAAAGATTAGGAAAATTGTCCTGACAAAATTCTATAAATCCACTGAATCTGTGGGCGTTTTGATGTGTAGCTGTATATGACACTGAGACGTGCTGGACATATTTTGTAGCCTCTTTTATATTGGACACGACCTTATTGAAATAATTACCACCGACTGTTTCATTCCACCTAGTAGAGTCAAAGTCATCAAGTGATGTCTTTATTCTGAACAAGGATTCAAGGGCTTTACGTTTAGGTAAATGGAGCAAGTTGGTATTTAACGCCATTTTAACTTTGCCTCGCTGCTTATAAATCTCATCATCTAGCCACTTAACACAAGTTGGCTCTCCGCCTGTAATATGTATAATTCCATTTCTACCTGCCCGTTCGCACAAGGATTGAAATAACTTCCTGTCCATCACTTGATTGCCCTTAACCTCGTGGCAGTAAACACACCTCATATTACAACGATTTGTTAGGTGAATTGCAAATCTAATCACATCGGGAACCTGCCCCCGTTTTAATGCAGCAATAGTTTCATTCGCCCGTTCTTCAATTCTATCCCAAAAAATATTGTCAATCATAGATTGTTATCCACTTGTCTTGATAATAGGGGTTAGCCATATTTCTCTTTAAACTCCGCATCGGTAAGTTGCATCAATTCTGCAATCTCATCCAAGTCCTCGACCTCGGAAAATTTGGAATCGGGGTCAGTCCCCAATTCCTTAGCCAATCCCCGCCACTTGTCCTTAGATTCTTCTGTCATTAGTTCATAAAATGTCGGCATCTTTTCTTACCCATTTACACCCTGAAATCTCGAAACCGCAATGAGGGCATCGCACCGAGTAATCCTGGTTGTTTTCATTAAACTTATGACCCAGTGCACGGCGCAATTCCCTAGTAGAACCAGTCTTAGCTATTTCCAATAAATCTAGGGTTAAATTACCCCGCCTAATTACAGGCAATAAAGTCTCGGCACAAGTTACACCCATTTCGATAACATCATCTTCAGTCAAGACCTGCGTAGCGACACACTGAGCTATATCAGCAAGGCGAGCCAATTTTGACCTAGAGGCTATCCCCAAACTTTCAAGGTAGTTGCTCCATGAATCATACCCACATTGACTCCAATAAGCATTAACAAGGTTTTCGTAAAGCAATTTGCCTACTTCCAGAAAATTAGATTTAATGCTATGACATAATTCAATGGTTCGGACAGTATTCTGTTCGGCTAGAGTTAAAACTTCAAACATTTATCTTTAAAATAGGGCTTCGTGCCCAATCCCTCATAAAAGTTCCCCAATGCCCCTTAAATCGAACTACACGGCTCAGGGGGGTCGTCCTCGTCTTCACCCAATACTTCACTGGGGTTTATTAGCCAGCTCATTTCAAGTTCCTTTCTCAAAAAGTTGGAAAGTGCGGCATTTTCGCCTTCCCTTATCCAGCCAGTAGTGAGTACAATCTTATCATCCGCATAGGTGGCAAAGCCCAACTTCCTTAACCACGCCCAACTCAATTTATCTATATTCTCCAAAAGGGATTTCAGCATGGCATCTGCACCAGCCTCAAAACATTCATTTGGATTTAGGAACGTTAGATTTTTAAATACTTGAACATCCCTATATTTGCTATCCCAATTTTCAGGTCGCCAACTCATTTTAAACCTCTTTCTTGAATTGTTGCCACCAAGATTCATCAAGACATCTAATTGGTTTGCCTATATCCACCCCCTTTTGTGGGTCTAATACCGCACTGTGATTTTCAATTTCATCTATAAGTTCCTGTCTCTCAACTCGCTTCTCAGCCTCGGCATCTTTGCAGTCTTGGTCTAGCTGAGTTTGGGCAACCTGATGCCATATTTCGCCACCATGATACTGCTTTCTTATATTTAATATCTGTTCGTCTGTTAATCGTTTCATTTCAGTCCTATCTCCTCTCGACATTTGGGACAGAGATGACGATGCTCTCTGAAATGGCATGGTTTCTTCTGAAAAGCCACAAAACACCTGTCGCAGCAACATAAACCCAATTCCCGCATTGTCATAGGATGCTCCTTACACGGTTCATTTAGCCACTTAATAGCAGCATCAAAGCCTTCTTGCCAAGCTAACCTCTCTGTCTTGAAGCCGTCACAAGTAGTATTTATCTTCATATATGGATTCTCAGGTTTCATTTCAAACCCCCTTCGACAGCATAACATCTATGTTATATTTCCCCTTTAACCAGGCTAATTTAGTTCTGAAATCTCTAGTTAGTACGCCCTTCGTGTCCTCATAAATTCTATCCCCGTTCCAATCATAGGCAAAGTCTATCGATATTGTTACTCTTGGGTTTTGGGATAAAACAAACTTGACTTGATATTCCAAATTAGAGATTTCGCCTACCCGCTCCAGTAGAGCCAACTCCTCGCCACGGATGGCTTCAGCTTTAGAATGAAACCACCTATCACAAAGAACACTGAAGGTTCGCTTTGCTCCATACTTGTTCATTTAGCCCTCATCAAATGCTGATATGGCAGCCCCGACAATTTTACCCACATTTTCTAAAAGCCATTTCACACAACAGTCCTCTACCCGTTCACTGATATTATCTATGACCTCGATATGCTCCTCGGCGGGTAGGGATTCATGGAGTATTCTTTTGATGTCTTCTTTGAGTTCTGTCATATCATTTTGCCTCCTGTGCGCCGCTACGCATTTAAAATATCCCCTTATCAACTTTGCCCAATCCGTTACATTCCCCACAGACCTTGCCATGAGAGTTCCCAAGACCCCTACAGACGGGGCATTTTACGACCTCACGGAAATTCATTATCTTCACCCCGTCCGCAATTTTATAGGCGAACATACGTCCAGAAACAGGTCTTTTATATTCCTTTACCTTGCCCACGGTTAAAAGAATCTCATCGCCATCAAATTGGTCTAGTAATAGCTCGCAATCGGCAAAGTCCTTTGTAAATTGTCCGCCACGTCCAGCACTTTCGCCTTCTTTTTTCTGAATCGCTATAATGGCTATTCCCCGCCCCAGTTCCCGCTTAATCCCTTCCATAACCGCCGAGATTCCGTAGAGCATATTGGCATCCAAGTTTATCCAGTCGATGATGTTTATCCTATCCTTAACAATATGCTCAGCGTAATCCTCTCGGACAGGCAAAAGGGTAAACTTATCCTCCCCCAATTCATCCGCCCATTCAACCCATTCCATGTGGTCAAGTCTCGATAAAAACCTCGGCATGGGTTCATTATCTATTGAGGTATATTCATTCCCCATCAAGACGGGGTGCGATTCGATATTTTCTCCACAAAAGTTGATGCACAATGCGGTCTTACCCTTGTTGCTCTGCCCCGACAAAAGAATCAAATCCCCCTCCCTGAAAATAATATCTTGCGCAAATAGCAATTCCTCCCCTGTGTCCTGAGTTCGGGGGAAGCGTATCGTTATTGGAGACTTACGTTCCCTGCCATAAACTTTGACAGGGTTTACTCGTCTAATGACCTTATAAACCCCATCCTTTCTGCCAGATGGCACGACAAGTTTTCTCGCAACCATCGTGGTCGCCATCTGGACACGCAGGTTTTGGTCATCCTTACCGCCTGGCTCTATTTGTAAAAACGCCCTAATGTCCCTTAACTCAACCTGCCGCCCAACGGCTGTGTTTAAATAAGCCTCAAGTCTGTCAATTAGCCTCTCTGCCATAAACTCCTAATCCCATTAACACCATTAACAGTATTAACACCATTAACACCCATTAACAGTAATTGAACGTAGCCATTAACACCATTAACAGTAATAGCTACGTTTTAACACCTCTATATATAGTGTATATATAAGATATACGTGATTCTTATTCATAATGTTTATAGTTACGAGATTTATGTTTAACATTCTCTTTATTAGAAAGGATAATACGCCGATATTCACGATTCTCTGCCTCAAGTTTAGCGATTCTGTCTTTTAATGTCTTGACTTCGGGGCTATCCTCTGTGGGGTCTTCTAGGGGCGGGAAATAGGCATCCCCTTGTCCGTAATATCCCCGTCCCGTACCGACAAAAGTTGGCTTTGTAAGGTCTCTCATTCTTTCCCCTCTGGTTTCTGATAAGTAGCTACCATCTCCACAAAAGCTCGGTAGATAGGATATAACTCTTTTCTTAAACCGAGTTTTACCGCCATCCCAACATCTACTGCAAGCCATTCGGTAATAGTTTTCACCTCACAGCCTATCACGATTTTATCATCATTGACTGTAGCTGTGTATTGTAGTCCATTGAAGGTTACACCATTAAGACTACAAGGTACTTTTGTATCGGGTAATATTCTAGCGTTCTGCCCAATTCTAGCGTCCTGCCCGATTACAGCGCCCTGTCCAATTATAGCGTCCTGCCTAATTGTAGCGTACTGCCCAATTACGGCGTTCTGCCCGATTATAGCGCCCTGCTCGATTCTGGCGTCCTGCCCAATTACAGCGTACTGCTCGATTACAGCGTCCTGCCTAATTGTAGCGTACTGCCCAATTACGGCGTTCTGCCCGATTACAGCGTTCTGCCCGATTCTGGCGTCCTGCCCAATTACAGCGTACTGCTCGATTACAGCGTACTGCCCGATTATAGCGCCCTGTCCGATTACAGCGTTCTGCCCGATTACAGCGTACTGCCCAATTGTAGCGTACTTCCCGATTACAGCGTACTGCCCAATTGTAGTGTACTTCTCGATTACAGCGTACTGCCCAATTGTAGTGTACTTCTCGATTACAGCGTACTGCCCAATTGTAGTGTCCTGCCTGATTATAGTGTCCTGCCCGATTATAGCGCCCTGTCCAATTATAGCGTTCTGCCCG